CCTGCTCTAGTAGGGCTGTTTGGTTCTTCTCTACACTACCCTTTAATTTGGTATTTTCATCAACAAGAGATTTAGCGTAACTTTCTAGTTCCTGACGTTCGCGCTGTGAGGCTTCTTTTGCGCGGCGTTCATCATGGTAACCTTTGCTAAAGTGCTGAATACGCTTACGTACTTTGTCGGAGTAATCTTCTAACTCCTCGTCCGTAATGTCCTCTGGCGGTTTAGAAGCCTTGCGGTTCCTATCTGCTTTCGGCGTATCATCTACGACTTCAATATCAACTTCGTCGTCCTTCTCTTGAACAACTTCTTTTTCTTCTTTAGCTGGCTCTTCTCCAGACACGTCTATCTCAATAGCACCGGAAGATTCTATTTCTATATCTTCTTTTTTGCTATCTTTCTCTTCATCAGGAAACGAGTACTCTACTTTTTGAAATCCCATTACTAACTCCTTTACACTCGTGTAACGCCACGAGGATCGTTAACTACCGCTTCAATTGAATCATCGTTCATTAAACGATACTCAACACCACCTACTTTAAAGCGCGTGCCTGTGTTGGCACGGAACATTACGTAATCTCCTACTTTACACCAAGGGCCAGTCGTAAATCGTTCTTTGTCAGAATACGCCTGCTCACCCATGTCTAATACCACACCAATAGTTGACATGATGTAGTCATGGTGTATTTCTTTACTAGATTTAATAATGCCACTATCACCATAGGTATCTTCTACTTCTGGCATAGCTACTAGGACTCGATACCCTACAGGAGTAGGAATTTGGTGCTCTAGTTCTTCTTCGGTTACTTCGGGGGTTGGTGTTAAATCAGTCATTGTCATCATCCATATAATTGCGCGAAAGGTCTTTTACGTAAGATAAGCTAGTTTGAAGACCTCGTATCAAACCAACTACTTCTCGGTAGTTCGCATAATCTGTTGCGGAACCATTCTCAAGAAACTCTTGTGCGGAGGATGTAGCATCCTCGATTTGTTTCGTTAGCACGTCAAAGACGGTATTAGCCATATCTATTCCTTAGGTTTGTTTTTGGCCTCTCTTAGTAAATCAAGGTCAAGTCTAGTGTTAGCTGTTTTTCTATCCGCAGCTAGTTTTGCGCCCGCTTTCTGGGCATCTATTTCCAACTCTTGTTTAGCTAGTTTGAGTTGTTCCATATCTATGGTTGCATCAGCTTGGTCTTTCTGAGTCTTTCGCTGAAGTTCTGCTTGTTTGAGCTGTGCATCTGACTGATCTTTCTGAGTCTTACGCTGCATATCTCCTTGCTTAACCTGTAGTTCTGCTTGTTGTAGCTGGAATACAGGGTCTTGTTGTTGCTGTTGCGCTTTCTTCTGGGCCGCTTCTTGCTCATGTTGCGCTGTAAGCTGCTTGCCACCTTCGGCTACGAGCCTTGCCAACTGAACTTCGATATCTTCCGATAGCTTCTCATTCGGTGCAGGTAAGGTAACACCCAACTTCTCTTCCATCTGAGAACGATACCTAAACCCTAGGTGCTCTGCGATATGGGCGTTGAGAGCTGCCATAATCTGCTGTGCCTGTGGGTTCTGCCCAATAGATTGAGCAATCATAGGATCTTTCATAAACGACTGGTGAGCCGCAATATGAGCTTCGTGGTCTTGATAGATAAACGCTTTTATGGGAGTGCCAGTTAGTGCATTCATGTTTTCGCTTACGGGATCAGAAGGTTTCACATCATCTTCCGTAGGTACTAGTTTGTCAGCGTTCTTAACGCCGAGCACTTCAATCATCTGTCTATGTAATTGAGGTAGGTTGTATATCTGTGGTGCCTGTTGTGACATCTGTAGTACTGCTTGATACTGTACTACTCGTTGTGCCATTGTGGAGCTATTAGGATCGCTTACAGGGACTACATCGACCATAGCGTAGTCTGACTGTCGTGCTGATACTTCACCTCTGTTAGGCTGGTAGGAGTACTCTTCAGGAGCTTCCTCGGCCATGATAGCTTTGAGCATCTTAAACTCTAACTTCATAGCGTAATGTACACGGGCCATTACTGCGGCCATTGGTTTTAACGTACGCTCTAGCAATGCTAGGGTAGTTCCTACAGGAGCGTTAGCTGACATGTCAGATACATCCATATCTGCAATAGCACCTAAACGACGGCCCTCAGTAGTAATTTGGTTAAGTAACGCTAACAGTGTTTGGCTAGGCTCCTTATAAGGAAGGGGCATTATATTCTCTCTAATGCTACCTGATGGTACGTCTACATCCTTCCATTCGCCCGGTTCTATGGGGGTGTCATCCCCTTTAATCCGTAGCCCGCGAGCCTTTAGACCCCCCGGAAGATTAGATAGGGTACCAGCGTCCACTAGCTGACGTATGATGGATGTTCCCGCTCTAGCGTAACCACCAATAATGTGGATCAGTCCAAGGCCATAGAAGCCAAATCCGGGGACATATACGTAATGTACAAAGTGTTGACGCTTCAATGTTAAGGCGTCTTCTTCGTCCCAGTTACGACGTATAGACAGTACTTCTTCAGTTCCACGCTCAATAGTTATAATATAAGGCCTAGCAATACCGTCTTCGTCATCTACACCTTCTATTATAAGATCAGCATGTATCTCATATATAGTATATCGCTCATCGTCAGTGATTGAATAACCACCTTCTTCAGCTTTACGCTTCTCAATATCAGTGTGGAATGCTACGGGGTCACCAAGTTCAACGCCAGAATAAAAACCACTTACTTGTAGCTTACGTATGTCATTCTTAGTTTTACGCATGACGTGAGTGACACGCTCTGCGGACTCAATATTAGAACACCCATAAGGCACAATAACGTCTTCTGCGGGGATATAGATAGCTGTTTGCCTACCTATGTTAGCGTCGAAATAGACCTTCTTAAACGCTGATCCTGCTAGTCCTAGGCTATATAGCATACGCTCGTGCTCAGGACGATACTCGACCATATTCTCGGTCAACTCGTAGTTCATGTCAGCTTTTACACGTTCAGCAGCTTCTTCTTTCTCTTTAGTCTCCTCACCCAGTATTTTTACTTTAACTGGCCCTGCTGCGGGGAATGTCTCACTCATTGTCTCCGCTTGGAAACGAATGGCTGCTTCAGCTAAAACTGTGGAGTTAACACCACATGCGCCTTCCCAAGGAGTAGTACGTTCTTCATACTTGAATCCTAGAATATCTAGACCCTTAACATACGTGTCAGCCCACTCTTTTCGGCTATCTACGTCAGAATCTACCATTTCTAGTAATTCACCTGCTAACTCGTTTACAAGTCCTTCATCGAGGATTTCTATTAGGTTGACATCAAAGTCCGCCATATCTATGTCAGAACCCTCCGGTATAATAGTAATCTCTACACTACCATCATCTAGAGTCACCATATCAGGGTTAACGATGTCGATTTCTAGTGCCTGCTCAACAAGCTCCCCTTCCATGCCTTCTTCTATATCTTCTTCTATACCCTTGGGGGCAGAGTATATGCCTTTCTCAATCGCCATGATTTAACCTCTTAATAAAACCCGCTACCGCGTTGTTTAAAGTATTTAATGTCTTCTGGCTCATCAGAAGGTAGACGTATAAAGCCACCTTGTCGGAACCGCATAAGTGCCATAACCGTAGAATCCACTAAGTCATCGTTACTCATAAACGGGAAGCCAGCGATCTCTTCAACTACTTCCTCCGCCCAACGAGTTTGTGGAACCCAACACAATCCAGATGCTACAATATCAGATACAGAGTTTAATCGCGCTAGTTTATCACCAGAACCTCTATGAGGGGTATATTCTTGTACAAGTAGGCCCATTCGTCGCATTTCTTGGTATAATGCCACACCAGAACTCTTTTTCTCCACGATAAACGCGTCTGGCTCCCAATCTGTGTACTGCTCCATAGCTAGCTCTTTAAGCTCTGGAAACTCTAATCTCTCCTTAATACTATTAAGTAATATAATATTATACGCCGAAGTCTCCTCATTAAGAAACACACCCCATGTGGTCAGTGCTGTGTAGTCAGCGCGGTTGTGCTTCTCTGCTGCGGAGTCCAAAGACATTATCACATACTCACAAGAAGGAGGATCTTCCTTCTCCCACTCGTTCCACCACTCACGTTTAACTATAGCAGCTTCTTCAGCGGTGGGTTGCTGTTGGTACTGAGCGTTCCACTGAAACACGGGCATAGACGCTTTAGTACGTAACAGAGCTTCTATATCAAAAAACTCAGGCCACAGGGGTTTATCTACAGGCTTGCCTGTATCTGGGTCGTCCACATGCAGGATAGCAGGAAATTCTATAACTTCATACTGATCTGCTCGCTCGTTATTAGCCATATCCTTGACTACACGGCCTGTCAGGTCGTCCATATGCCACCGAGTCTGAATAATAGCTATACTACCCCCCGGCATTAAGCGCGTACGAGCACCGAATGTGAACCACTCGTATGCTTTCTCAAACACAGAGAAGTTACCATTAATCACGTCTTGCTCAGAGTGTGGGTCATCTACAAGTAACAAGTGAGCACCACGTCCTGCTAGTGCGGAGCCTACACCACAGGCATAATACTCTCCACCTGTGTTAGTACTCCATCGACCTGCGGATTTAGAGTCACTGGCTAGCTTTACAGTAGGAAATATACTCCTATAAGCCTCACTAGCGATGATATTACGCACCTTACGACCAAAATCTACCGCAAGATCGGTTGTGTGCGACACCATCATCACTTTTTTGTTGGGATTACGGCCTAAATACCATGCTGGGTAGAAAATAGACACTAATTGGGACTTACCATGCCTAGGTGGGATGTTTACGCAGGCTCTATCCTTGTCTCCACGCTCAACTTCCATCAAAAGGTCGGCTAGAATGCGGTGGTGCTTACCTACAATGAAGTCAGGCATCATTGCTTTACAAAATTCTATTAGATCATCGTACGATAACTTGTTTAAACGTCTAGCATCTAGCTCATCTACTAGTCTTTCTATTTCTACCACTTCATCAGAGCTAAAACTGTCTATATTAGCCAACATATGTTGGATTTCGTCTTGCGTAAAGTCTGTAGCTAGGCTACTCACTCGCAGATATCCCCAATTCAACGTCTAAATCTATAATCTCCCCGTCCATAATGATTTCATCGACAGGGTTGACTAGTTTTTCTAGCTTCCTACGCAGTTTTGCCTTTAAATCGTCCGTTGACTGGTGTGTAACAGTCACTTCAGACTTCTCAGCGAACAGCCCTACGTCTGATATCTTGCCTAATAGCTCTAATGCTCGGATACGAACGCGTGGATCGGGGTTCTCTGTCTCTAAGATCAGCTTATTGGTCACTAAGTGACGTACCGTTACAGCAGACTCGACTACTGAA